GAAACACCGGGCGGCGTTCCCACGTATCGGAGGGCATTCTATGTAGGGTCTGTAGGCTATCTGCAATGTCTTCTTATGCCCGATTTCTGTCAATCAAAGAATCTCCCATCTTTCTTATCATATTGAGTGGAAAGGACTTGACCACCCGTGCGAGGGGTGCATTGTAGCACCCATAAAGCAACAGTCGGGTAACCGAGAAGGAGATCAAGATGACCAAGCAAAACAAGAATCGCAGAGGCCAGGCAAAGCTGGAGGAGATGGTAAAATCAGGCAGCCAGATAGTTCTGATGCATGACGATGGCTCAGAGCAGCCAATTGAAGAGATTATCGAAGCCAATCAAGCATCCCAGGATGATCCATACGCTAACGAGTTCCACTACAAGAGTTGGTGGAATCAGTTCCGAGGCCCCTGGCTGCAGTCGGAGAAGATGAGCGAGGATGAGATCAAGACCAGGGCTGATGATGCTTGGGAATGTGGAGACTACAAGGAGATGATCAACTTAATGGCTGAGTTGATCTGCCGGCTCGAAAAGAAGAGATAATCGGTAACTAAGCTAATCACTAACCCGGTTCTGCCGGGTTTCTTTCTTGGGCATTATTTAGCGAGGGCAAGCAGCTTGTAGAATGGGTCAGTGGCGGTATAGACCTGGCTGATCCCGATTAGGACAGTTACCAGATTTCCTTCAATCTTGATTTCGGCTATGTAGAGGAAGGCATCGCACTGATTGGTCAGGAAGACATGCGGCAGCTCCCGATACTCCTTATCCAGTGTGTGGGTGATGATCTTATCTTCAGTCAGCTTTGCAGGGCTACTTTGGCTGTTATCGCCCACTCCCTTGTCCTGATCCTGTATCTCGTACTGCAGCTTTGAGAGTGATAAGAGGCCATTTTGCAGGTGTTCTGTGCCAATGGCTTCATTGGCGATTTTACTTCCCGTTACCACTCCATCCAGGATGTGATTACCATAGATGCAGTTGTTCTGCAAGCCTCTGGCATCGAGCTTCCCGATTGTGCAGGTCTTACCACTGAACTGGCCTTGTGTATTGCCTACGTTGTCCCAGATCTCATAGAATCCACAGTCGGCTTCATCTTCGATGCCGATCTCATAGTATCCTGAGTTGGGGGTGGTCTCAATCAGATGCTTGCCTTCTGCCCAGGATTGACCTGGCCTGAGAAGTCGGATATCGACTCCCGATTGAGGCTTTCGTTCAGTGCCTTCCATAGTATAATAGCCAATGGCGAACTTGTACATGTATGCTCCTTGGATGTTTAGTTGTTTGCGATCACCGTTTCGTCAAAGTCGGTGATAATAATGATGCCGAAGTCGATGTAGCCGGGACTGCCTATGTATCTGGATTCAAGACTGAACTTGACCTTGGTAGGATATTCATGCAGATCATCCGGACACTTGGGCAACTGAGAGATGGTGACCGGGAACTGGCTGTTGATGCTGTTGTAGGCTGTATATTCGAGATAAAGCCGACCAGAGCTCAAGAGGAAACTCATTAGGCCATAGTATTCTGAAGGTTCGAGTACTGCTTCCAGATCGAAGGAGTCTTCCCGATAAGCTTCTCTGCGATGGATGATAGTGGGATCGTAAGCATTCTTTTTCTCGATGCGATACTTCTGAGAGGGATCATACTCAACCTGCCCATTAGGACAAAGGAAGTAATAGATGCCATCATCAGCCCAGCGGATGAGTTTGAAGCCCTTTATATTAGCCATGCCTTCACCTTGTATTCATCTTCTAAGTAGTTCCGCTCCAGTTCGATAATCGCATAGATCTTATTCTGGATGCGTATCTTGGACTGGAGAGAGAGGTTGTATTTAGAGAGACTATCAATGGTAGTATCACAACTCCACTTGGAGTCATGGAAGTCGATCAGATAGTCTTTGATCAGGCTCTGCAATTGAGTTGTATCCCCTGCCAGGATATCCAGGGAGGATATCTGCGGCTTCTCTGGGTTGCCCCGCTTGGTAACGAAGTCCACCACATCATCGGCATCGATGTCTATCACTGAGCTACCATAAGCATCCTTATTCTTGAACACGATCTGCCCCTGGGGATTGCTGAAGATGGTGGCATTGTAAAGCATGAGCATCGCCTGGAGCGCTTTGATGTTATCAGTATGCTCATCCGTGTAGTTCTCATAGGCCTTGCCGGGGAACAGCTTAGCCGGGAAGAGATTGCCATGAAAGTGAGCCTCGATCCAGTGGTTGACGTACTGACTGCTGCCATAGCTGCGACCATCAATGGACCCCACTGATACCAGGCCATTATATAGATTGGTCTCGGAGATGCCGTTCTCCAGATAGAAGCCGATAAACTCATTGGTAGCGTTCTCAAGTGATGCCAGGTCTTCCACCCAGTCGGTCTTCTCGTTATACTCGATCACTACCGGGCAGATGTTGTTGAAGAACTTGTAGATGCGGCCACGATAACGGCCTTGATACCTGGTCGTGGCAGGACTGGGATAGGTGGCCTTGATTACCTTCTTGTAGGCAAAGACGAAGCTCATGCGGTTGGCTATGGTATCGATCAGATAGCCCCAGAATGGACCCGGCCATCCTGAGTTGTCATAGCTGTAAGTCCAGCCTCCAGTGGGATTAGGGAACTCTATCAGATCGTCAAAGTCAATGTGGGCAATAGTCAGGGCATTGCCGGAACTGATGTTCAAGGTCGGCAAGTTGAACTGGTTGGAGTAAGGGATGCTGATCGGTATTCTCTGTTCGATGTCTTGAATAAAGTAGCCCAATATCCAGATCGGCAGGTAACCCGCAGTAAGGCTATAGTAGTGAGTGAGATCGGAGAACAGCGAGAGTAGCTTGATCTTATCGTAACAGGTAATCTTGAGCACTCCGGAGGATACATCAAAGGATAGCTGCGAGGTATCTATGATGCCTGTAAAGAACAAGTCTATATCCCGATAGACCTTTACCTCGTAGTAAGAGATATAGCGCTCATGCTCATTGTTCCCGCTCAGGATGTTATCATTTATCCAGGTAGTAGGAAAGCACTCGAATACGAGCCGCTTGGGTTCTCTTGTATAGTTCGAGACCGACTGCAGCTTATCGGCTGAGATGCTCAAGCCGATGATTGCTCTGTTGGTAGCGGTATCAATCAGGCTGTGCTTGACCTGGTTATAGTCTGTGGCATCTGTCTTGCCTTGTATGAAGTCGATCTTAAAGAGATTAGGCATTAGACTTCACTCCTGATCATCTTGCCGGTATCGGCGATCTCAGAGACCTTAACCGGATCGTTTGAGAGAGGATCTACGCTGACCTCGATGATGGGCTTGGAGTCCTTCACTGTTTGCTTGAGTGAAACGATCTCGTCTTTCAAGGCGGCAATCAGGTCGATCAGGATATTCATACCGCCTCCGGAAGAGATAGTGCCACCAGCGGCATAATTTGAGCCCACGTTACTGGGAATAGGCACTGAGGGAACAGGCATAGAAGCAAAAGCCAACTTTACCTGATCCAGAGGTGCGAAGTTGAGGAAGTCGAACAGGTTCCTGCCTAATGCCTTTACTCTGTCTTTAGCAGTGACGTATTCGTCACCTTCTGCTTCAATCAGGATGCCACCTTGACCATGGGAAGGTCCTGTCAGGAGACCGCCAGTAGCTTTCTTCTCAAACTTGGTGGCACTGATCCGAGCGATATTGGCTATTCCGGCAGCCATCGCAGCCGCTGCAGCCGCCACTGCCAGTCCGGGACCTACTACGGGGATGCCCACCATCGACTTATAGGCTCCGATAGCGGCTGAGAAGGTGTCCACATAGCCCTGAGCCATAGCCGAGGCTTTCCAGAGCTTGAAGCCCCGCTCGGTGTCTTTATCCTGAGCAGATGCCAGATCACCGAAGATCTTGGAGATACCACTGGCTACCTGAAGCTGATGGTTGGTTCTGAGAGTGTTAAGAGTCTCCTGTTTCTGCCGTTCGATCTCCACTTCAGTATAGCCGGCTTCCAGGAGCTTGGCTTTCATCTTCTCGTAGTACTTATCTACTTCCAGAAGCTGCTTGCTGTAGCTGTCACCGATGTTATCGAGATCACGAGAGTAGAACTCGTCCCGGATATCCTGCAGTTCCTGCAGCTTGGCTCGCTCTTCATCCTGACGCTCCTGGAGCAGTTTGACGTGCCGGGCATCTATCTCGGCTATTTGGGCTTGGATAAGCTGCTGCTCTTGCTGAGGTAGGTTCTGCAGAGCCCAAGCATAATACTCCTCCATGCTTGCCTTGAGCGCGTCATAGGAGTTAACACCGAGGTTCTCAAGGTTGGAGAAGTAATCGATCTCAGCCTTGTATCTGGCTTGGACAGCATCCTTCTCTTTATCGATTATCTGCTGATCCTGTTGGGTTTTCCAGGCATCTAGGTTCTCGATGGCTTGACGTTCGGCATCACTGCCATCCTGAGTGAACTCCCTGATCAAGGCCAGTCTTCTCTGGTATTCTGCTGCTATTCGATCTGTCTCTGTTTGCATCAGTTGGGCAAGCTCTTCCATCAGGCGCAAGGCCTCCTTGCGTCTGGATTCAGCTTCGGATGCGGCAGGATTAGGTGCAGGACTTGATGAACCACCTCCTGATCCACCTCCGGGATTGAAACTCAAGTCAGGCGCATCCAACATAGCCTGTCTATATGCTGCGCCAATCTGCTGCAGATCATTCTTGGCAGCCTGCAGTTGTCCGGTTAAGGCTCCGAATTGGTTAAGCCGTCTTTCTAACTTAAGCCACTCACCATCGTTGCCAAAATAGGTGGCAGGGTTGAAGCCCATAGCATTACGGTCACTGGTCAGGAACTCCCAGTCCACCGAGTTCATCAACTGCTGTCTACGGGCTCGAACCCTATCAACTTCTGCCTGTTGTGAGTCGACCTCTATCTGTAACTCAGCCACTCTCCTTATTTGGGCGTTATATCTCTCCCCATAGATCTCGGAGATCTTCTTCTGTACCAGAGCATCAGAAGCGTTACGCAGGGCATTAGCTAGGTTATTGTAGGCGGCAGTCTCTAAGTTGATGTTACCCAAATAATCCGAGTAGTTGTCATTCAAAGACTTGATGACGTTCTTCATCTCCCTCTTATCAGCTGCGGTTAATGAGGTGGCGGATCTAAGCTCAAGCAAGCGGTTAGCCAGGAGACTGAACTTCTCAGCTTCCACCGATACCTGACGTTCAGCATCCTTGATCTCGTCTTTCATGCTTCTCTGAGCAGTTGTAACAGCATCGGTCTTAGTTGATGCCGCAGCCAGTCCAAAGCCAAGTGCGGATAAAGCTCCTACAGCTATGCCGATGATTCCCGCTACAGGGTTCATGGCTACCTGGAGAGCATGATAGGCGGCAGTCAGAGCGGTAACCGCAGTGGTGACCGTTCCGATAATGGGGATGGCGATCACGATACCGGCTACGAAGCCCTTCATCACAGGTGACAGGCTGTTATAGGCATCCATGAGCAGCTTCAGGCCCTTGAGCAGAGGATTAATCAGAGTAGTGAGCATATCGCCAACAGTCTCTTGGATATCTCCCCAGGCATTGGCATTCTGCAAACGCAAATCAGCCAAAGCAGTTGCAGTTCCGCCATAGTCCTCACCAAGCTTCTCCACCAGATAGGATACCCCTTCTGTCTTCAAACGGGTATCATCCAGCTCTATGCCGTATCTGCCCAACATCTCGGTATGCCCGTTCAGAGCACGACCCATGAGATCAAATGCACTCTCAACGCTCATCCCGGTGGCTTTATTGGCTTCTGTGAAGTCTAACAGAACTGGCACGAGCTGTTGAATCTCATCCTTGTTGAGTTTGAAAGTCTGAGACAGCTTAGCCATGAGTGACAGCATTTTGTCATCTTCAAAGTTGGTGACCTGCTGCATCGAGGATGCGAAGTTGCCCATCTCACCAGCAGCTTCGCCAAAGGCGACTGAAGCCAGAGTCATTGCTTGTCTTTGACCAAGTGAGGCATCAAGCAGACCATTCATAGATCTAACCAGACCGCCCACCACTTGCATGACTCCATCAACTGCGATCTTAACGTCACGAATGGTAGCCAGAGCCTGTTCTGCGGTGATCTTTACCTGAGCAGGCTTCTCCACCACAGACTGGGCGGACTCCGCCTCCTGCTTGACCTCGGCAAGCTTAAGGCTAGCATCATTTGTGACGAGGACTAGTTTGAAAGTTAGGTCTGGCATATATTGTTTGACATTCGTAGAGAGTTTATAATTCTGTCTTCATCAGATATATAGGAGAAAATTGTAATGGATAATGAAACCTCATTGTACGAAATCTTTGACGAGCAAGGAAACATTAATGATGAAGCAGTTGTACAGATTGTAAACGAAAGATTGCTTAGCTTTAAATCAAAGATGGAGTCGCTTACCACCATTGAAGACTTGGAAGACATTAAAGGAAAGCTATTACTCTTCAGAGGGCATTCAATTGAGCAAGCAAAACAAATCAAAGAGATAAAAAGTGCTATCGATTTACTCATGATTTTCGATGGATTATGTGTGCAAGTCATTGATAATGAAATAGCAAAAGGAAGACCTAAGCATAATTCCTAATCAGTAACTCAGTCTCCGTCTGAAACGCTCCAGATACCGAGTACTGCGTCTCTACTTCATCGATAATGCAGCCATCGTATAACTGTTTGATGTAAGGATCATTGTTGTAGGATAGCAGATACTTGCCCTTGATCTGTTTCAAGGCTTCCGCCAGCTCTTCATGCTGGTTGAAGGCGTCCGCGTCTTCACGCTCGTAGATGTGCTCCTTGGTATAGTAGGGCGGGTCCAGATAAAAGAAGGTATGAGGCTGGTCGAACCGGGAGACGATCTTCTCCCAAGGCTGCTTTTCGATGATAACGTGCCGCAGTCGTTCAGAGGCTTCCTTCACTTTGTCCAGGTTACGGAGGGGCATGTACTTGTAGCCCTGATTGACGCAGAAGTTCTTTGATCTTGAGCCATAGCTGCAGGCAAGGTTGTAGTAGAACTTGATCGCTCTCTCCAGCTCGGTTCTGGGCTCATGCTTCATGAAGTTGTCGAACATCTCCCGGGCGATCAGGTAGTTGTTCAGCTCGGTAACGAAGGCTTCGGGATGGTTCTTGATGTACTTCCAGAAGTTGACCAGATCGCCATTGATATCGTTATATACCTCGGTATAGCGGCTCTTCTTGGACAACTGCCAGTCTTCCTTATTGGCACTCTTCCCGAATAGTATCCAGGCCGCACCTCCAAAGACTTCGCAGTAGATGTCATGCTTGGGGATGAGCGGAAGGATCTTCTTGCGGAGGATACGCTTGCCACCTACCCAGGAGATGATAGAGTTCATTGCTCCTCCAGTTTAAAGTTGGCGATGATCACTTCATTGAACTCGGACTTGCCTTCCTTACGGTTGATGCCCTTTGTTCTGGTAACATGCTTGATATCATAGCCCTTGTATAGCTTGAGCACTTCCGGGTTGTCATCGTAGGAAAGGATGAACCTGCCCTTGATGCCCTTCAGAATGTCTCTCAAGGCTTCATGGCTGAACTGCTTGGAGTTCTCATAGGTGTATCCAAGCATGTAAGGTGGATCGCAATAGAAGAAGTTGCTCTTGGTGTCATACTTATCGATCACCTTCTCATAGGAGAGGTTCTCGATGATCACCATATCCAAACGCTTGTGGAGTTCCTTGATGCGTTCCAGACGGTTATACATACTGGATGTGCCACGCTTCTGAGAGGTGCCGAAGCTGTCACCCTTGCTTCCGAAACTTCGGGTGATCAGGTACATGAACCTGGCAGCCCGCTGAATCTCAGTTAATCCTTCCTGCTTGAGGATATCGCCAAAGAGCTTGCGGCTGGCGACTAACCAGTCCAACTCCTTGATCAGCTCATCAGGATGGTATTTCACCTGCATGAACAGGTTGACCAGGCGGTTATCGAGATCGTTATAGACTTCCAGATCTCCCCATTTGTCTTTGTAGAGGAGCATCCAGGCAGCACCACCGAAGGGCTCGATGTATCCTTTGATGTCCTTGGGAACGTAGGGAGCGACGACTTTTCGAAGCAGGCGTTTACCGCCGATCCAGCCGATGATCGCATCCATCAGATTTCTCCTTTCGGGTCGGTGATACAGAGCCGGAGGTATAGCTCCGGCAGGGTGAGGGACTCGAAGTCAACACTCTCGAAGCCCAGTTTTCTGAGGATCATTTCGAACCTCTCGAAGGGGTATTTGGAGACGCCGTTACCGCCAATCCGAAACTCCCGAGCCAACTTGCGAACCTCTCTTTGTTGGCTCTGATATAGACGAAAAAAGCGGAGATATGCTCCAGTGCCTCAAGAGCATCCATATCGTCCGGGTCCTGGTTTGAGATGATACGGATCAGCTCTTTATCGGCTTCCGATTGGCTGATCAATTCAAGCAGTTCCAACTCACTGACCTTGGCTACCTTGCCCGAGAGGAAGTCCTCAAGCTTGGCTTTCAAGGTAGCGTTCGAGATCGTGAGGCAGAGTATTTGCCGCAGTTGGCTATAGCTGAGTTTAGGTTCTCGCTTCATAGAATAATCCTTTTCTTATTTACCAAAGAACATTTCGAGGGCAATGCCTAGTAAGAGCAGGAATTGCGAGGTGGAGACGGTTAGCAGTATCTTCATATTCGTCTCCACTCTCGCCATTCTGGTTACCAGTGACTTGTTGCTGTCACCATTGCCATAGATCTCCTCGTGAACCGAATCGATTTTCTCTTTGATCTCAGGTTTGCACTGGCAGTCCATAGCAGTTCCTTGTTTTCGAGTGTAATTGCGAAGAGCAGTGATCTTATACTCCCGGAGGGATATCCTTGAGCAGGAAGATCTTGTTGGAGGTCACTCCAGAGAACTCGGTGGAGATGACTACGTTGAAGAGGCCATCAGCCTCTCCCGACCAGTCAACTGTCCAGCGAAGTCCGGTGAAGATCACCACCCGATCCAGTTCCTTGGAAGCCACTACGATGGTGGTATCCTTGCTCATGAACAGGGTGCTTTCCAGGAAGTTCTTCTGCTTGGTGGATAGTCCGGAGATGTTGAGTTCGACCGTACTGGTGCGCTTGCCCGGGATAGTATAATTACGGGTCTTGAGCTTGGTCAGCTTAGAGTCCGTCTTACCGGGTTTCTCAGCCAGTTCACCAAGTAGATCGAAGTTAGTGGTAAGCTCCGTTTTGACCGAAGCCTGATTGGCATACAGCGTATCGAGGGCTAATTGGTCGTAGGTGCCGATCCCGAAGTAAACGAGATCGGCAACCAACACGTCCATGAGCTTGCTGAAGCTCAGGTCACCCTCGGTCATGTTGGAGGGATAGGTAGGCTGCGAAATAGGCTGGGGCATCAGAACACCCCTTTGATCGCCTTGCCGATACTAAAGAGCCATTTGCGGTTGTGGAACACATATTCGATGGCTCCTCCGATAGTGCCGAAGACCTTGAGAATGACATTGGTCTGCTTGGCGGGGAGGGACTTGGTAGCCCGCTCCACCGCCAATTGCTTCTTCGCATAGTCGTCCAGGTCCTTGGTGGCAGGGTTGATCTTGATATCCTGGATGATGTCCAGGATGATAGCCAGAGCCGAGTTGACCTTGGCCTTGTCGATCAGCGTGCCGGTAGTGCGGGAAATGATCCAGACTACCAGGGCTGAGACCAGACCGAGGATAAACTCCTGATTGGCGAAGATGAAGTCCATAGAGTCTCCTTGTACTCGCTTAGGTGGTTAACTTGAACACTTTCACGAAGCCCGAGATGTAGGTGATGCCGGGACGGATACGGATGTACCAGTGGTACTTCCAATCGCTTCCGTGGTGTTCGACTTTGAGTTCGGCATCGGTGCGATAGCCGACGATGATGAACTTGGGCAGACCGCCGATGATGTAATCGGCATCCATGAGACGGGGCTTTACGGGGATACCCGCAAAAGAAACGTTGCCGCCTTCAAGTAGCAGGCGATCCCCAGCTCCGGTCTCACGCTTGGCGAGTTCGGCCCGGATGCGAATCAGATCCTTGTGAGCTACGTAGAACTTGAAGTTCTCTTGCTCTTCTAACATCTCGTCGGAGAAGGCGAGAAGAGCGGCTTCAAAGCGTTTCGCCCAGTCGGTGTAGGTGGTCTTGGAGAGGTTGGTGACGTCTGTAGCGGTGGTAGCCAGTTTGACTACCCCATCCAGAGCTTTGATCTTGGCGGTGGCAGAGGCTCGATCACCCTTGAAAAGCAGCAAGCGGATGGCTTTCTCGGTCTTCTTGGCGATGTGGTTCTCCACGTAGGCTCCGAAGGCATCTTCACCGTACTTGTCCTTGTAGAACTCGACCACATCACGTCCCAGGGTGAACTCGGCATTGAGTATCCCGGTGGGGACGGAGAGGTCGGCAGTAGAGACGTTCTGAGCCGTCAGAGCGCCATCGAGGGAGTTCTTGAATACCAAGTCATCGATCAGGCCGACGTCGATCTTCTCGTCTTTCAGAAGTGGCAGTACTGAGATATCCGAGAGGGTATCACCAGGCTGGCTTCCTATCACCTCATCGATAAACAGAGAAGTGGTGTTGGCGGAGAGGATGTTCATGGCCTTGCCGGAGTCCACGTCAGAGATGCCTTTGTATATCTCACGGTGGCTGGCCTTGACCATGATCTTGTTGCCGTCGATGGTGACCTCTTTGTCCACATTGGACTGGTTAGCATCAGGCTCACCTGGTATGCTCTTCGAGATGGCTCTGCTCATGGTTACGGAGAGGTCTTTGAGGCTTTTCTCGATGCTGTGGATGGCATCACCAAGCTGGAGGTTGGGATTACCCTTCTCCAGTTCACTGATCTTCTCAGTGATGGCGGTGATGCCCTTCTGAAGTTCGGAGTTGTTGTTGTGCTCTGCGACCTTGCGGAGGCTATTCAGTTCGTTCTTGATCTCGGCAAGGCTGGCTTCCGCATTACGGTAGTCATCGGCTCGTCCGTAGATGGAGACACCATTGAACTCGCCTTTCTCGACCTTCTGCCAAAGCTCAGAGTTGAGGTCTTCGCACTTGAGGACTTGCACCCAAGATCCGACTTTAGCATCGGGAAAATGCTCTCTGTCACTGGTCTTGAGGATGTAGTTCTCTACTACGGTGAACTCAGGCACCGGTTGCATGTTGTGGTTCACATCGCACTTGCCGACTAGGCCATGCTTGGCGAAGTGATCGCAGGCCTTCTGAATCTCTTCCCGGGTGTAATAGTCGCCCTGCGAGTCGTGGATGTTGGGTTCCATTAGAGTGACATAAAGCCGTCCCTGAGTGCCACTCGTTTCACTCTTGAACTTGGTGGAGTTGATCTTGTGTTCAAAGCTTCTGCCTGAGGCATTCTTGACCACAAAGCCCTTCTGATTGGCGGGAGTCATCTCATCGAACAGAAGCGAGACTAACTCTACTTCCACGTTGCGAAGTTCTCCCTTTTGAATGGTGCGTTTACGATTCACGCTACCTCCTTGTTGTTGATTGTTAGTTATGTAGTTGTGCATAGTTATTGCGCTCCGAAGTTCCTGTTTTGCATGAAAAGTTGTTCGTCAGCGGTTTGCAGCACCTCGGTCAGGTTGCCGAAGTTGAAGTCTTCCGGCTTTACGTTCCAGCCGAAGTCGAAGTTGAACTCGTTAGCCAGAGCCAATGCGAGGCGATTCTGCAGCGGTCTGACCACGAACTGGTAGAACATCCGCATATCGCTACTGTTATCGCCACCAAGCTGCCCTGGGATAAGCTGTGAGACAATCCTTGCCGGGACTCTGTGATAAGCGAGGATGCCTTCCCTTAAGTCTTTCTTGAGCCCCAGGAATCCGCCTTCTCTGTCCTGTTGACGGAGTGGTTCGAGGCGTATCTTCACGTCCCGGCTCTCACTCTCGATCAGCACTGTGGAGTGGCTCTTGGCATTACCTTTGACCTCAGTAAGAGCCTTCTCAATCTCGGTGTAGGCATCGGTCATTACCTCATTACCCTGCTCATCGGTGACGGTGCCGTCTCTAAGGGTACCGCCTTCCACAATCACGAAATAGTCTATCATCAGGCCGTTCTTGAAGTTGTTGTAGTCGAAAGTCTTGATCTCACCCAAGATCTCGATGTTGATGGCTATGGGTAGGCAGGCTAGGCCCCAGGCGTTAGATCTATGGGTTGACTTCTTCACATGAATGATATCCTCGTAGGCGAAATCCTTCTTCTGGTTGTTCTTGACCTGGATGTAATTGGGTTTGAAGAAGCCAAATTCGTCATAGTTCTCCACGATCTGCACTTCACTGGGCAGCATCCTCTCCAGTCCCATCCACTGGCCCTGAGCATTACGCATCTTGATCAGGAAGCCATTACCACAGGCGAGATAGAACTTCATCAGTTCTGCCAGGATGGTAGTCTGGTCTTCGCAGGCAGGGAACTCAGCGGCTTCCATCCAGGCTTTGACCTGGCTGTTCTTGCAGTCAAACTGCATGATGGTAGCCATAGTCAGAGCATCGATACAGCCAGAGTGGTACTCATCGGTATCCAGGAGATTGAGCAGATTGCTCATAGAATAGGGCTGAGACACCACTTTCTTAGTCTCGGCAGCTTTACTTACAAGTTGCTTGCCGATCCGTTGATACTTGGATAGATCTATGGGTTCCGGCTTGTACTTGGTCTCCAGAAGGTCACTGGCAGAGCTGATAGCCAGGTTATATCCACCCAGTCGCATCACTCTCATGCCGATGCTCCTGTTCCTGCTTTGAGCAGGTCGATCTTGGCGATTCTGACCAGTCTGGTGCCGTCTATCCGGCTGGTGTAATACTCGATACTGGGTAGGTCTCTGTTCATCAGCTTCAGGTAGAAAGAGCGGAACTTCTCTTTGAGCAGGTATATGTCGGAGTCCGGATCAGATACATTCTGAGCATTGACGATCAGGAAGACAGTCCAGGCGATATCGGTGTCCACATACTGCCGGGAAGTGCCGTTCTTACCTGTCTCGGAATCGAGGATCAGGATGGCGCAAGGTAGGTTCTTGGGGATGTTGTCCTTGTTGTAGAGAGTCTCGGCAACACCCGCCAGTTTCAAAGCTTCGGAGATGCGGCTGCGTTCGGCTTGGTACTTCTCAAGAGCGGTCACAGGCTCACCTCGATATCATTCAATTGCTGATAGATCCACTGCTCCCGGTTGGCAATCACAGAAGCGAACACATTACGGGCGGCGATGCCTTCCCGTTTGATCTTGCCCCTAATGAGATAGGCGATCTCGGCAACGGTCAGCGCTTTACCTGTCTCTTTATCAGTCCAAGACAGATGCTTGCGTTCGACCCAAGCTATAAGTGGAGCGATCGGAGTCCAGGAAGGCACTTTGCCGCCCAAAACGAAAGGCTCGTGACGTACGTTCGAGCCTACTCTCAAGATCATGGCAGTATCTGTGGTCTGGAGCAGATAACCGGTATTGCCGTAAAAGTCGCCCTTGTCAAAGATCTGCTGTGCCAGTATCTCCTTACGGGACTCGGCATCGATCACCGAACCAATCAGATGCAGCCGGCTCTCCAGAGCGGCATAGATAGCTTGGTAGATCTCGATCATCAGATCATCAGGAGAAGTAAGATCACGATCAGGCATCAGATAACTCCTACCCGGATAGGTCGAGGCTGTCTGGGCTTGAGTTCGTTCAGGCGATCCAGTCCGGCAGGATTAAGATAGGCCTGCAGTATGGTCAGTGCTCTTAGCTCAAGATTGGCTTTGAAGGCGTCAATTTCGCTCCCTGTGAGTAGTTCGGTGGCAGACTGGTCTAAACCTACAGTCTTGACTATTCCCTCGCCAAGGGTCTTCAAATTGAGAAACTCACAAGTACTGTGCAGCATCAGGAAACAGAACCCAAAACGAAAAGAAATCAGGAACGGCTCCTCTTCCGGCAGGTCATCGTGAGTTGCCCGATCATAATGCTCCTGCAGGACCAGTGAGTGGATCATTTCCAGCACCAGTCCCTGATGCTCCTTGAAGATGCCATTGTTGGACATCTCCTTGGGCAAGTTGAGGATGGCGAGCATGGCATCGGTCTCGACCGGGATGGGGATCACTTACCCTTCCTCATCATCTCTGAAAGCTCAATAGCTCTCATTCCCACTTGCTTCGCCCACTTGGAGGCTAACATGCCATTGGCTGCTCGCTCCCAGTCTCCAGCACCGATAAAAGCCAAGGTGTTGTTGAAGCCCAGTAGTCCCTTGATACCCAAGTTAAAGCACATATTGAGCAGCACCGACTGGCGAACCTCATCGAGCTTATTGTACACCTCAGGTATCTCATCGATCAGCCACTGCTCGCAGTCTTGTATATCTCTCTCCAGCATAGCGTAAGCCTCTTTCTGGGAGATGCCTCGATCATCGAGGTTGCGGCCAATGCCGATGGTCAGCTTTCCTGCTGTGCAGCGGTATGGCTTCAGCCGCAGACCTTCATGTCTGACCAACTGAGCTTTGATTCGGTTCATCAACGCTTCGGTCACGCTATCTCCTTGTTTCCAGATGTGATCATTGATCCAGAGCCAGGAAAGCACTACCCTGTATGCTGACAAATAAGGATGAGCAAGGATGAGACAGAATTTGGGATTGACAAATTATTGTATCTCATTTCTATGCCTTCATAGAAGCAAAGTGTTTTCTTAATTGGTAAGAAAGACTTAGCCCATGGAGGAACAAATGGCTAAAAAAGCTACGAATTCAGGCAAACAATGGAACGACAGCGAGATACAAAAAATGAAAGATCTTGCTAAGGGGAATACCCCTACTAGACTTATTGCATACGAACTAGGGCGAACTGAAAACTCGATAAGATCAAAAGCATCACAGGAAGATATCTCTCTGAAACCGACTAACCAATCGCCATACAATCGGAGAAAAAAGTAGGCATTATCCTAATGGAGCGAATAGCGAAAATGCATGATCAAAAAACAATTGAGGCGTACCTGTGGGAAGCGGCGAATATTCTTCGAGGTTCAATTGATGCTGCTGATTTTAAGACCTACATTTTCCCGCTATTGTTCTTCAAACGCATTTCCGATGTTTATGACGAGGAAACTCAATCGGCTTTAGAAGAATCAAATGGCGATTTTGAGTATGCAGGTTTTCCCGAAAACCATCGGTTTCAAATACCACAAGACTGTCATTGGTTAGATATCAGGCAGAAAACTGAAAATGTAGGCTACTCGCTACAACGAGCGATGCGCCAAATAGAGAAAGCTAATCCAGCAACTTTGTATGGGATTTTTGGAGATGTTCAGTGGACAAACAAAGAGCGTTTCTCAGATGAGCTTTTAAAAGACCTTGTTGAGCATTTCTCTACTGTAACGCTGGACAACAGATCATGTAGAAACGATATATTGGGAGGGGCTTATGAGTTCTTGATTAAGAAGTTTGCAGACTTATCTAATAAGAAAGCAGGTGAGTTTTATACGCCAAGGGCAATCGTAAAGCTCTTAATTCAAATACTCTCCCCTCAGTCAGGTGAGACAGTTTATGACCCTGCCTGTGGAACAGGCGGAATGTTATTGGAAACCCTTCACTATATCAAATTGCACGGTGGTGACGATAAACTGATGCTTGGGAAGCTGTTCGGACAAGAGAAAAACCTAACAACCTCAGCAATCGCTCGCATGAACCTATTTCTACATGGAGTCGAGGACTTCTATATTGAGAGAGGTGATACTCTGCGGAATCCAGCGTTTTATAGTGGGGATAACCTTGCCACCTTTGATTGTGTTATCGCTAATCCTCCTTTTTCGTTAAAAAAGTGGGGAGAAGAGATATGGCTATCTGACCCGTTTGGAAGGTGTTTTGCAGGATTGCCACCTTCAAAAACAGGTGACTATGCATGGGTTCAGCATATGATTAAATCTATGGCTTCAAAAAGTGGACGAATGGCAGTCGTACTACCTCATGGAGTATTATTTCGGTCAGGCAAGGAAAGTGAGATTCGGAAGAATCTGCTTGAAATGGATATTTTAGATGCCGTTATCGGTTTGGGACCAAATCTTTTCTATGGAGCAGGATTATCTGCATGCATTCTCGTTTTCCGCAAGCACAAACCTAAAGCATACAGTAAGAAGCTTTTCATAATCGACGCATCAAAGGAATACAAAGCTGGTAGATCACAAAATGAACTACTCCAAGAGCATATTGACCGAATCTACAATTATTATGCATTAAGGGATGACCTATCTGGAGTCTGTCGCAACGTGAGCCATGATGAAATCGAACAGAATAACTACAATCTAAATATTTCTCGTTACATCCAGAGTCAAGGTCAGGATGATGCTGTATCGCTTGAGGATGCTATATCAAGATTAAGGGCATCATTTGACCGGGCAATTGAAGCGGAAGATAAATTGAAGTCTTTGTTAGACAAATCAGTTGATCGAGGCTGAGTAAGGTTATTTTATGATCAAACATATTTCGCAATCAGCGCTTGAATCCTATTTGTGGGGAGCTGCGATTTTACTTAGAGGATACATAGACGCAGGTGATTACAAGCAGTATATATTCCCGCTTTTGTTCTTTAAAAGATTGTGCGATGTATATGATGAAGAGGGTGCTGAAGCAATTAGAGAATCAGGTGGTATTCAGGAGTATGCAGAGTTTAGTGAGAATCACCGTTTTCAGATTCCATTAGACGCTCACTGGGATGTTATTAGATCGAAATCATCGAATGTTGGAAAAGCAATACAAGATGCTCTTAGGGCGATAGAAAAAGCAAACCCAGACACTCTTTTTGGTGTGTTTGGCGATGCTCAATGGACGAACAAGGATCGCTTACCGGACAAAATGCTAAAAGAGCTTATTGAACATTTTAGCTCGCAAAAACTTACTTTGGCGAATTGCCCAGAAGATGAACTCGGAATAGGTTATGAATTTTTAATTAAGAAGTTTGCTGATGATTCTGGGCATACAGCAGCAGAATTCTATACCAACAGAACTGTCGTGCACCTTATGACAGAGTTACTCCAACCCCAACCAGGTGAATCGATATATGATCCAACTTGTGGTTCGGCAGGAATGCTTCTATCGGCGGTAGCTCATCTGAAGCGTCAACAGCTTGAATATCGTAATTTGAAACTATACGGACAAGAAAGAAACCTTCTAACTTCGGCAATTGGTAGAATGAACCTATTTCTACATGGGGTTGAGGACTTCGAGATAATCCGTGGAGACACTTTATCTGCCCCAGCGTTTGTTGAATACGAGAAGCTGAAAAAATTCGATGTTATTCTCGCAAATCCGCCTTACTCCATAAAACAATGGAATCGTGATGCATGGGCATCAGATCCATGGGGGCGCAATATATACGGCACTCCTCCACAAGGTCGGGCTGATTACGCATTTTGGCAGCATATCATTAGTAGCCTAAACCCTAAGACAGGTCGCTGTGCAATCCTCTTCCCACATGGAGTTCTTTTCCGTAAGGAAGAGCGAAACATGCGTGAAAAGTTAATCGAACACGATGTCTTGGAATGCGTACTGGGACTTGGGCCTAACTTATTCTACAATTCTCCAATGGAAGCTTGCATAGTCGTATGTCGCATGAATAAGCCCAGTAACAGAAGGCGTAAAATTCTGTTTATTGATGCTGTAAACGAGGTTACCAGAGAAAAAGCTCAGAGTTTCCTGACTAATGAGCACATAATGCGCATAAATAATGCCTATCAGTCGTTTGCCAATGATGATGGCTTCTGCTCAGTAGTCTCTATAGATGAAGTTAATGAAAAGTCATGCAACCTGAGTATTCCCTTGTATTTGAAGTCAGATAAGCGATTGAGATCTGAAATGCATGACGTGAGGGAAAATGAAGAGATTGTTTCAGATTGGCTGGACAGCTCTGATAGACTTATTGAGTCTATCTACAATCTAATAAATGACTATGGGTTAAGGTAGTGAAGTTGGAACAAGAGTCTAAGCGATTTCAAATCCTGGCTTTGGATGGTGGGGGTATAAAGGGGCTCTATTCTGCTGCCGTACTAGCAAATGTTGAAGCTGACCTGAACATTAAAATTGCAGATCATTTTGATCTAATCGTTGGCACTTCAACAGGAGGCATCATAGCTCTCGCATTAGGGGTTGGTCTTAGTCCGAAAGAGGTTGTAGAGTTTTATGTAAATTGCGGACCTCAGATTTTCCCTTGCGGTTTATTGCCGAAAGTAAGGCAGGTTTTTCGGAATAAATTCTCAAATGTAGAACTGCAACACTCTCTTATAGAGTGCTTTGGTGATAAAACTCTAGGCGATGCTAAAAAACGCTTGGTCATCCCATCATTTAATGCTGAAGAGAACTCAGTGCATCTGTTTAAAACACCCCACCACCCCAGGCTCAGACGTGACTTGAAGATACCTATCTGGCAGATAGCTATGGCTACGAGTGCGGCGCCTACTTTTTTCCCAATTTTTAGAGGTGTTAGCAATCTTAGGCTTATTGATGGAGGGGTATGGGCAAATAATCCATCTATAGTTGGAGTTGTTGAAGCTGTTAGCATGTTGGGGATTCAACTAGAATCTATTCACATATTGAATCTCGGTACAACACGCGAAATGAAGCACCGTCCAGATAACCTAGACTTCGGCGGTTTTTGGCAGTGGAAAAAAGACGCAGTCGACTTGATTCTGGATGGCCAGAGTGTAGGAGCTTATACCCAATGCTGCCATCTGCTTGGCGAGAATCATGTTTATCGTTTGAATCCTGTTGTTCCCAAGGACTTGTATGCAATGGATAAACTAAATGTAGGGAATCTCACCGCCAAAGCATACCATGAAAGTCGAGTATTCTCTCCAATCTTTGAGGAGCGCTTTAAATCTCATATTGCTCCAGTTTTTACACCTTATCAGCCATCAACCGAGGATATATGATTAACAGAAATGACTTGAATGAATTCCTTGAGACATTAGTAGCCTCTCTTGAAGTCCCTGAGTCAATGTATCAGAAAGCCATGAGAAGATTTGATTCCATAACAGACCATTTGAAAAGGCCAAATTCATTACTTAGAAAAAACGTCCCTATACTATATCCACAGGGATCATTCAATCTTGGAACCGCAATAAAACCATTTGATGAAGACGGACACTATGATGTAGACGTCGTTTGTGAGTTAAACGAAACAAAAGGCGCAATAACTCAAAAATCCCTTAAAGAACTAGTGGGGCATGAAGTTAAAGAATATCAGAGGATTAACGGTTTTCTGAAAAGACCTGAGGATAATAGACGTTGCTGGACTTTGTTATATGCTGATACCGAGCAATTCCACATGGACATTCTGCCTGCGATACCAGACAGGCAAGGTTTTAGCAGGTTATTAATCGAGAAAAGGGCTAGCGCTTACTGGACAGACACTGCAATCGCTATAACAGACCAAAAACACCCCCGATTTACGATAATAACTGATGATTGGTATGTTAGTAATCCCAAAGGGTATGCTGAGTGGTTCAAAAGTAAGATTACTGAAAAAATTGAGAAGCTAGCTGAATATCGTCAAGTTCGAGTTGATCAAATTCCGACTTACAATGTCAAATCTACACTGCAAAAAACTATTCAGATACTAAAGCGTCATCGAGACATCCTCTTCAAGGGTGACCATGATAACAAGCCTATATCGGTGATCATTACAACGCTTGCCGCTCAATTTTACAATTCAGAAGACTCACTCCTGGATGCTTTAGCTAATATTATCTCGAAAATGTCTACTCTCATAGAGCAAAATCCAACAGGCCTCAAGGTTCAGAATCCAGTTAACCCCTTAGAGAATTTTACCGATAAATGGACTGAGAAACCAAGTAAGGAACAAGCTTTCCGCTTTTGGGTTTCGAGAATTAATGAAGATCTTAGCAATGCGCTAGAAGCAGGTGATGTCACATCAGTCGCTGAAATATTCGCTACAGCTTTAGGTGACACTTTGACAAAGGTGGCTGTTGATAATTACAATGTTGGGAAAGGGCGTAATAATGCTATTATCCTAAACGAGAGCGTTATGCCAAGTCGTTTTAACGTTCCACATAGGAAACCTCTTAAATGGCCTGAGAATTTGCACGGTGCAGTTAAAGTCGTTGCTAAGGTATCGAAGAGTGGTTTCCGTCCTTATGTCGCACCAAGCAATTCTAAGCCAATAGATAAGCACTGTTCTTTGAGATTTGAAGCCACGACTAATGTCAGCAGGCCATATCAAGTTTATTGGCAAGTAGTAAACACCGGCAACGAGGCATATTACAAGAGTGCGCTGAGGGGAGATTTCTATGATGGATACATTGAAGAAGGAAAGCTGGTTCGAAAAGAATCTACCCTTTACACTGGAATGCATTGGGTTGAGTGTTTCATAGTGAAAGACAATGTATGTGTTGCTAGGAGTGGAGAATATGTTGTCAACATCAAGTAAACGCTGTTCATATCAATTCTCAGATATAGCTCATAATATTACGGAACGCGTTAATCCCTCAAAGACGAAAAGTGATGTTTATGTTGGATTGGAGCATCTAAGCCCAGATAGCATTCATCTGTTAAAATGGGGGCATCCGTCTGATGTCATTGGAGATAAATTTGTTTTCAGGAAAGGTGATGTGATTTTTGGAAAACGAAGAGCATATCAGAGAAAGCTAGCCCTTGCAGATGTGGACGGGATTTGTTCAGCCCATGCAATGGTACTTAGAGCAAACACTAAAACCATGTTACCAGAATTTCTGCCTTTCTTCTTGTCTTCTGATGTATTTATGGAACGGGCGATTGGCATATCAGTCGGTTCGCTCTCTCCAACGATAAATTGGAACACTTTGAAAAGCGAGAAATTCTCTATTCCTAGCCTTGAGGAGCAAAAACGTTTGGTTGAAGTGCTACTTGCTACTGATGAGGTAATTGAGAAGATTAGGGAAGTTGGTCGAGATTTACATCGATATAGGAATGCGTTATACTTTAATTGTTTTCTACGAGAAGATCTGCCGAGAAGATCTCTTCAATCAATGGGACTTGTTAATATGGGTCAATCTCCAGAGTCAAGATACTGCGGTTCTGATGTTAATGGATTGCCTTTTTTTCAAGGTTGCACAGATTTTGGGGTGATGTATCCTCAAACAAGTACCTACTGCTCAAAACCAAGAAAAACTGCAGCACAAAATGATATTCTTATCAGTGTTCGAGCACCGGTTGGTGATGTTAACATAGCGACTGAAGAATGTTGTATTGGAAGAGGAATTGCCGCTATTACTCCAATCGAGGTTCCACGGATTTATTTGTTTCATGCCTTAAAAGCAAACGCTGATAAGATAGCGCAGTACGAGCAGGGATCAACATTCAAAGCTATTAACAAGAAGGAACTAATGAATTTTGAAATAGCTTACTTAGATACATCTACGACCCAGCAGATCACAAGGACACTCGAATCGCTAGATACAGCTACGAACGACCTGGCAGAGCATCTTTCAGACAGCCGTATATTGCTATCTTCTCTGGTCAATAACCAAATATTTGGAGCCGAAAATGTTTAATGAGTCATCAACAGTAGAAGAACTGATCATAAATGCAATATCTGGGCATGATAGTATGTCAGCTACTTTTTCTGTTAATGCAGATAAAGTATCTAACGCTAGTTGGAGATATGTACCAACTGATGAACTAGCCCGTACCACATCTGATGTGCTGATTGAGGGTATGTTATGCGAAGCGCTTATTCGGATGAATCCAGAGATTTCGGTTCAACCTGATCGGGCAGAGGAAGTCATTCATAGACTGAGAGCCATAATTCAGGGAGTGCAAAGTGATGGTCTTGTTAGGTCTAATGAGCATTTTACTGAATGGCTTCGTGGTGCCAAAACCATGCCTTTTGGTGAAAATAATGAACATACATCGGTAAAACTAATAGATTTTGATCACTTGGAGAACAATCAGTATATCGTTACCAATCAATGGTCTTATCCAGCCAAGGATGGAGGTAAAAGACTAGATATTGTCCTTTTAGTGAATGGAATACCCTTGGTCATCGGTGAGGTGAAAACCGCTACCAGACCATCGGTTACATGGCTGGATGGCGCAAGTGATATCCACGACTTCTACGAACAATCGATTCCGCAAATGTTTGTGCCTAATGTTTTTGTGTTTGCAACAGAAGGAAAATGCTATCGTTATGGTTCCATCCGTATGCCCTTGGAGATATGGGGACCTTGGCATACACAAGATAATAAAGCAGAGGGTTCACTCGCCGATGTTCAACGATCTATAACCAGTATGTTAAAGCCATCGGTTCTTCTGGATATCCTACAGAATTTCACTTTGTTTGCTACAGATAAAAAACACAGGAGGATCAAGATAATTGGGCGTTATCAGCAGTATGAAGCTGTAAATCTACTAGTAGATAGAGTTGCTTCAGGTTTTCCGAAAAAGGGCTTAATTTGGCACTTTCAAGGGTCGGGAAAGTCACTGCTAATGGTCTTTGCCGCCGGGAAATTGAGGATGCATCCAAAACTGAATAACCCAACTGTCTTGATAGTGGTTGATCGAATAGACCTGGATACACAAATAACTGCAACATTTAATGCTACCGATATTCCCAACATGGTCGGCGCTGCGACTCGACAGGATTTGCAATCTATGCTTGCTAAAGACTTACGCAAGATAATAATAACCACAATACATAAGTTTGCTGAGGCCGAAGATGTTCTTAATGGGAGGGACAACATCATTGTGATGGTAGACGAAGCACACCGCACGCAAGAAGGTGGGCTAGGAAGGCAAATGCGTCACTCCCTTCCAAATGCTTTTCTATTCGGACTAACAGGCACACCGATTAACAGAAACGATCGCAACACATTCTGGGCTTTCGGAGCTGAAGAGGACAATCAAGGTTACTTAAGTCGTTATTCATTTCAGGAATCCATAAGAGACAAAGCAACATTACCCCTGCATTTTGAAGCCATAGATGTCAAATTGCATATAGATAAAGAAGCCATTGACGAAGCCTATAAGAACATCACCGATGATTTATCGGATCAAGATCGTGATGATTTAGCTAAGCGTGCAGCGAAAATGGCAGTTTTAATCAAATCTCCTGCAAGAGTTAAGGCAATTTGCGATCACATAGTAAATCATTATAAAACGAAAATTGAACCCAATGGGTTTAAGGCTCAAGTAGTAACTTTCGATCGTGAATGCTGTGTTCTCTATAAACAAGCCATTGATGACATGTTAGAACCTGAGGCAAGTGCTATAGTCATGCATACACAGGGTGGTAAATCTGATGATTATAATGATTTTAAACTAGCTAAGGATCAAGAAGAAAAACTACTTGATCGTTTCCGGGATGCGGGTGATCCACTGAAGATACTCATTGTAACTTCAAAACTTTTGACCGGGTTTGATGCTCCTATACTTCAGGTAATGTATCTTGATAAGCCAATGCGAGATCACAATCTGCTTCAGGCGATATGCCGTACTAACAGACCTTATCCGAATAAAACTCATGGTTTGATCGTAGATTATTTAGGCGTGTTTGATGATGTTGCCAAGGTCCTCGATTTTGATGAGAAAGCCATTCAGCAAGTTATTACGAACATTGAAGAGCTCATGAGAGATTTACCTGAGCAGCTATCGAAGTGCTTAAAATTCTTCCCTAAGATAGATAGATCTATTGGTGGATATGAAGGTCTAATTAAAGCTCAGAATTGTCTACCAACCAATGAAATTCGAGATGGATTTGCTGCTGAGTATTCTGTTCTTTCCAGAATTTGGGAAGCGTTATCACCTGATCCATTCCTTGGTGATTTTCAAAGAGATTATAAATGGCTAACTCAAGTATATGAGTCAGTCAAACCTTCAAGTGGCAATGGTAAGCTTCTTTGGCATGCATTAGGTGCAAAAACAATAGAATTAGTGCATGAGAATGTTCATCTGGAAACAGTAAGGGATGATCTTGAAACATTGGTAATGGATGCAGAAGTTATGCAAGGCATACTCGATGCAAAAGACCCCAACCATAAAAGTAAAGAGATAGAAATCAAGCTGATAGCAAGACTTAGAAAACACATTAATAATCCAATCTTTGTGGCATTGGGAGAGAGACTGGAAAAGCTAAAAACGAAGCATGAGCAGGGTCTTATCAATAGCCTAGATTTCCTGAAAATGCTTCTCGATATAGCCAAAGATGTACTTCAAGCTGAAAAGGGCGTTGACCCAGTTGATGAGAGAAAAAAAGCCAAAACTGCACTGACAGAACTGTTTATGGAAATGAAGAATGGAAAGACTCCCGTTCTCATAGAACGCATTGTAGAGGATATTGATGAGGTTGTTCGAGTAGTTCGCTTTCCTGGATGGCAAGATACAAGAGCTGGAGAAAGAGAAATTCAGAAAGCACTTAGGAAGATTATTTATATAAAATACAAGATAGAAGATCAAGACTTGTTCGATAAAGCATATATGTATATCAGGCAATACTACTAGCACAATTAACCATAAAAAAGGAAGGATGGTATGGCAATCAAGGTAGTCAGAATTCTTGGAAACATGTGGGTTTTATTGAAAAAGCTTGCACTTTGGATATTGGTACTAGTTGCATTAATACTCATATTGTACGCTCCTTCATTCTTATCCCTTTTTACTTCTTCATCTAAAGAATGGCTAGATAAGAGTAACGAATGGTTGGAATACATTTCCAAAACAGTGCTTAATTGGATTACTCTTTCATTTGTAGCTCTGGTTTACTTCCGAAAAGAGCTTAGAGAATTGATTAAGAGGGTAAAAAAAGCTGGGAACTATGAATTCTACAATCCTAGCGGTACGGTCGAAATAGAGCCAACTACCAGCAATAGAACAGAACAAACACAAACAAAGCAAACCAATGCTTACCCCATGTTTAATTATATGCAGCTTATAATCCTACACACATTAATATACTATCAAATCCAACACCATGGAGAGGATTTTTCAAAGAGATGGGGGTTCAATATACATCCTGAATCTCCAAGTATAGCGTACTTTCGATATTCCATTGACGATCTAATAATGCAAGGGCTGGTTTTTCATAGCCAAGATCTTAATATGTATCATTTAACCGAAGCTGGATACAACTTATGTAAGGAATATGATTTCGGTTTTAAGGAATTAATTCTAAGATTCCCCTGATTCTAAAGAATTGCTGTGCTTGTCCTACACTTCCAATGAAACGGTGGAAACGGAGTGTGGGCTCCGGAAACACCTACCGGGTTCATCTCTGAGTCGTATTCGATCTGATCGTCTTTGATCCAGGGGGCAAGGGCTTTGATGTATTCCCTGGCATCATCCAAGCTGCTGGACTTGGTGTCCAGAGCCATGAGGTTATCCATCACTTCCAGGGCATCATTCAATGGGTAGGTTTTGTCTTGAGCTGCCAGAGCCCTGCAGATGTCACTGGTGCGGTCATCCATGATAACCATGAGCTTGTAGTATCTGGCTTGGGCTTTCTTATAGCCTTGCAACCTACCGAACTCCCTTATCCTCAGTGCGGTATGCTCTGCCAGCCCCTGCCAGTAGTGTGATGAGCGATTGGCGAGGTCATTGAACTGGTCTTTTAGGGTATCGGCAAGCATCTCTTTGGTGTATCCTTGTTCAATTGCATTGGTGAGAGTATCTGCGAAGTTCTGCCTGACATCCGCTTCGAAGTGATTGCCAATCCAGAACAACTGCTGCTTCTGAATGGTGGATGAGAGGTGCTGATCTTCGATGCCCCAGAGCCCGATGCTGGTCTTGGTCGGGGCTTGCACTTGCGTGTCCTTGAGTCCGAGCCGCACACAGCGGTCTATTATCCTCTTGGTGGGCTCATTGACCAGTGCTGCGAAGTCATCTCCCAACTGAGTATTGATGATGCCCATAAGCTTATCTATGGAGTCCTTGTTGATCTTCTCGGCTCGGGGCATGTCACTCAACATTTTAATGGCAAGGCGTGTCGCATCTCTGATCTCGGTTTTCCAGGTGTTGTTAAGGACCCTGTAGTATTCAAGCATAAGCTGATCATAATATGTCATAACTGGATTCCATCCTACGATGGAATGACGAACCTCCGGACTTTGACCCTATTCCTGCCAATATCGTATTCAGAGAAGCGTTCCAGACAGCCTGCCAAAGCATCACAGGCATCGATATAGCCATCAGGATAAGTGAGAAACTGGGAGATTAGAGTGGGAGTATCCTGTCCCTCCGGAAAGAGCACCTTGGCTGTCTCGATAATGGTCTCGGTTCTCTCTATGCGCAGGTTCTTGTTATCCTTGTTATCTATACGCTTGATTCTGTGACTGATGGGTGGCAGATGATTATCAGTAGCCCACCTGTCGAAGTCGGCAAGGATACGAGCCTGACCGTAAGTAGTTTCACAGGCTGCCCTGGCTTTCACTCTGTAGATTCGATCCAGTTCCTGATAGGCATCATAATAGTATCGGAAGAACTTGGTGTTCTCAGTCTGACGTATCCAGACATGGATAACGTAGAAACGGTTACTATCATAGCCAATGGAGATAACAGCCTTGTAACAGCCCTTCTCGCCCCAGGCAGGATCGGCATAGAGCCAGACCCGCTTCATCTGAGATGGCTCAGGCAGAGATCTATACTTGGTGAACCAGTGGTTCTTGAAGATGTTTCCCTCGATGACTGGCTGTCCAAGCATCTCCCTCTGATAACCGGTATGCCCGAACTTGGCTCTCAGGTTTGGCAGAGTGGCAGTGGAGTATTGAGCCTCCCAAGTGGACTTGCCATGCTGATCTTCGAGAGAGAAGCGCAAAATCGCTTTCTGGTGCGTTTTCAGAACCGATTGGTATCCCAAGTCCAAATCTGGATTATCGGCCCGCATTTCGCCTAATATGAGTTCCTGAAACTGGCAAATGGAGTAATTTGGATGTACCAGGTTACCGAGCCAGATGATGCGACCGCCACCCTCAGGTGCCAGTGCTCCGGCAAGCTCCTGGGTGATCTTCTCCATCCTTCGCTTTCCTATGGACTGATTACCCATGTTCTCTTCTTTGTCGATATCATCGCAGACGATCAGCCCGGGCCGCTTGGCAGTCTTGGGATTGATAGTTCCTCTATGACTCTGCTTGATAGAACGTGCTCTTATCCTGGCTTTATTCTTGAGATAGAAGTCCAGATCAAAGCTGTCCATGGGCTGCAGCTCCGGATAGTCGATGGTGAGCCGCTTGTTGTTCTGCAGCTCATGCAGAGTGAAAGCGGTGCGCTCTTGAGCCAGATCTATGTCTGCTGCAGTATGGATTACGTAGCGCTCACCTTTGATAATCATCCAGATCGGATAGACCACTCCCATGAGAACCGTTTTGCCCAGCCCACGAAAACCAGTGATGCCGATGATGCCTGAGCCCTTATCAGTCTCATCGAACATAGTCTCGTGCGCTGGGCAAAAAGGTAGCGGGAAGATATGCGGGAAATAGGTATGGCAGAAGAACGAGAAGGCATCCCATCCCTCTGATGTGGTGCGCCTTATCCGCTCAGTCTTGGCTTCAGGATTATCGTCTATAAAAGGCAAGACGGAGATCGTTTTGGATGCGATCTCCGTCAGAGCCTTGTTATGCCGCTGAATGAACTTCTTAGACATAACCGGGTATCACCCCAACCCCCAGCAAGCTGTTGGTCGTGGACCCCGAGTTTCCGGAAGGATCAGCGGAGCCGAGGGGGTCGGCTCCGCTGTCAGGCAGGCAGGATGTCGTGGAGCAGGAGGAAGTAGCTCCACTCGTTGGAGGGTAGGCAGGATGGGTATGGATATTTGTTTGGAGGCAACCATGTCCGTGGCTGTAAATCTATCCATTTCTGATCCTCAAGTACTCGGCCAGGTCTATCACGATGCTTTGGAACTGCTTAAGCTGGGTCTCGTGACCTCTTTCGATCATGAAGTCGGTCACCTGATCGAGGAAGCGAACGATGTAGTCATTGAGTTCTTTGGAAGGCACCGCATCCTTCTGATTCTGCTTGATGAGTGAGACCAAGCTTTGCAGAGCTGTATCGGCAGGATTCTTGGCATACTCACGCAGTGCCTGGATGAGAGCCTTCTTGCGAGCCAAGTTGATCTCATGGTCGAGCTTACGCTCTTCCTTGAACAACTCGTCCCACTTGCCGGACTTGATCCACTTGCGGACGGTGATATCGGAAACTCCGAAGATCACCGCCAGTTCAGTGGGTACGGTCTTACCGTTCAGATAGGCTTCCTTGCAGTTATCCCGCTTGATGCGGAACTCAATGGAGTTACTCATACTCGGGTTTGACCTGGTTCTTGAGGACATATTGGTTAAGGTCTTTTCCGGAGCAGCGTAGCTGTCCGTTTTCAGTTGTGCGAAATGCTCGCAGAGGATTGGCAATGTCTCTAATCCAACGATAGACGGTTTTCCTACTCACTCGTAGAGCGGTGGCTACTTCGTCCGGTCGGTAATTGCGATTGACGTCGAATACTTTCATTGGCTCCTCTGCTGTTATCGTTTCTATGGATGCCATGTTTCAATCTCCCTTGCTTTGATCAAATCAGGATGGGCTACCATGAGACAGTATCTACAGGGCACTGAAGTTCAGCACGATGCGGTTGTAGTTACCGGCCTCGTCTCTTACTGCGAAAGAGATGTACTGCTTGGTGGAAGTGACCAGGATGGCCTTATCGATCAGCTCCATCGCTTCCTTCCAGACCGGGTCCTTGATCTTGTATCTGCGGAGAGCGAAGATACGGTAACGTGCCAATTGCCCACGCTTATCCACCTGGAAGGCTTCGTTGATTATAGCCTTGAGATTATCACTGGAGTCAGCGGACCAGGCTTTGATGCACTCGTCTATCTTCTGCTTGGCGAGTTGCAATTCAATACCGAACTGAATCTTCTCTCGGAAGCGCATCTCAATGCGATACTTCTCATCAAAGCTGATGAGCAAGGCATTGCCCTTCCATTCGAGGCCATTTCTGCGAGCAGCATCGTTCAGATAGTTCTCGATGATCTGGATCATTTTCTGTTTGTCGGATAGAATACGTTCTTGCAGTTTCAGTGCGCAGTCCATCGCTTTCTTGACTGCGGCATCCTTTTCCAATATTTCGGTGTGCAGCACCTTCACAGGGATTTCCCTACCTTGAGCATCGGTTAAGGTGCGTTCTTTGACTGACTTGCTCGCTTTACTCATTTGAATCCTCCTTAGGATCGATTGGTTTATTTGGTGATTGATTGATCTCTTGTTTCTTGATGTAGGACTGGAACATAGCGATAACCGCTCTGCGCTCCTTCTTGGAGAGCAGGTTCCAGTGACTTTTGGAAAAGTGACTTATCGTGAATGCCCGCAGCTGGGACTCGGTCCAGCCGGCTTGCTTCATCAGGGCATGCATGTACTTGCCCTGCTTATCGTAGTTGTATTCGAGAGGGCGGCCATGTCTGCGATACTTGAGCATGATGGCCTTGAACTCGAGCAGCTTATCTTCGGATAGAGCTGAAAGCGAATCGCCATAGCCCATACCGTTCATGATGAACTTGAAGGCGTCGAGGGGCCAGTGGAATTTCTTGACCCGGATGGCGTGGATTTGTTGACGTAGTTTGCGTTCTCTCTGTTCCTGATCCATAGAATGCCCCCGATTGGCTTGTCTTACAGTGCTTGCTGTGAGTGTTGATCCATGCGCTTCTTAGTTTGATACGGCGCTCTTTGCTTGGGTGGCATACCGGCCTTGCTGCGCAGTTCACCCAGGATGCCCTTGATCACAATCGATCCCACCATGGGGATTTTCTGGGGTTCTAATACGCAGTATCCGCTCTGATCGATGCCGATCACCTTAACCGAGGCCATCGCTTCCAGATAGAGGTATATCCACTGCCTGCTACGTCCATAGATATCAGCCAGTTGACGGATGCTGCGTATCTTCTGACTGGCGATAACCTTAAGCAGTTTACCACACTCCATCTTACTGAAGTCCAACTTCTGCGAGTGCGTATTAACCAGCTTGAAGTCGTAGCGATGGGCATAGACATAGATCTCTTGATCTTGGCAGATACACTTGATGTTGCCTTCGGCAAGCATCGTGCGCATCACCTCGTTGACGATCTCCAGGGGAGCGTCCGTCATCTCGCAGACCAGTTTCTGGTTGAAGGGACGTCGGAACTGGAGCATGAAGCGGCGTACTAGGTCTTGCTGTGTCATAAGGCCTCCCGCAGTACCAGCTCAGATAAGGGGGTTTCTTTGTCAGTGCGGGTTTCCAGCATATGCATGACCTTCATAGCCTGCCGCAGGTTGCCCTTGCTGTAGTTCCAGACAAAGTCTGTGGTGGTCTTGTCGACCGGATCGGTCATCACTTTCTTGGTGACTTTCATGATATCCTCCTTGGTATTATCTTGGAATTCGTAAAAGTAGTTGCAGCGGTCAAAGTAGTGGGAATCGATACGGGATAGCTTATCCTTTGCTTCCTGCATCCCGATCAGCAGGATCACTGCCAGGGTCTCGTCAGCCAAGTCCCGGATCGAACCCAGGAGTTGGTAGTAGCGGAAGGCATAGTCGATCTCATCGATGATGATCACCGCGTCCTGCTGTTCACACAGGACTTGGACACACTGCTTGAATAGCGTGTTGGTCGATCCATGCGGGATGTAATCGCCATAGCCATAATTACGGTATAAGCTGCTTAGCAGTTCTTTGGCGAAGGTCTTGGGAGTTGATGTAGCCTCCAGGCGCAGGTATGTATAACCATTGCGAAAGGCCGTTCTGGTTGCGAAGGTGGTCTTACCCAGTCCCGGTTTGCCATAAAGCATGCCCAACCCGACGATCTCCTGCTTGGGTCTAGTGAGCAGGAAGTCGATGCACTGCTGGGCTCTGATCACATTGACGGTTTGGATGA